ATGCAAGTCGGACTCAGTGTGACACGCCATATCCCGTCCAGTAACGAAGCGCATTCGGTTAAGGAGCCAGAGTTACCTAACCAAAACAGCAGTAATTCTGCTGAAGACGAAAAAACAGCACTAAAAACTAGTGCAGCCAATCATGAAGATCGTGCATTACTTGCCACCAAGACAATATTAGGAAGACAAAAGATAGAGCCACCTGCCTTTGGAGGATTCTTTAAGAAAAAATCATCTAGACACGAGTCCGGAAGTTCAAGTTCCCATGTGGAACGCTCAAATGTGAATTCCGAACCGGCCGAGTGCCCGTCGTTCCATCTAGAACACGTACCCTTCGTTCCCCAAGGAAATGAGCGAATGGGATGCTGGTATGCCTGTGCAAGGATGGTTGGACACTCTGTCGAGGCGGGCCCACGGTTAGGATTGCCAGAGCTCTACAGTCCGCGTTCCGGCCACGGCCGCTTGGGAGAATTTGATGACGTCGAGCGCTTTATTCAAAACGAAGGTTTGTCTAGAGTAGACCTGCCAAGTAATAGGGAGTTTTCGCACGAACAACTTAGCTCACTTCTTTACAGGCATGGTCCAATTATTTTTGGGTGGCAGACTCCAAGTAACAGTTGGCATATGTCAGTTCTTACAGGTGTCGATCCAGCTTCCTCTAAAATAATTTTCCACGATCCTCGTCATGGACCTAACTTTATGATGCCAATTAGCGAATTCAACCAACGTCTAGCGTGGCAGGTCCCACACGCAATGCTCTATCGGTAAGTCGCCCTATGGATTTGTCTGAAAAGTCAGACCGCAGCAACTAACTGCTGTGATAAACACTGCGCTAAAGAGGGTATATACCAATGGGAAACTTCTGTGTAGGCGGCTCATCGATGGCCCATCAGGTGAACTCACCAGACCGACTTGGCAACAACTCGGATACATCCAATCACGTTACCGCCAGTCAATTTCTGAGCGTCAGACACCAATTGGCGGACTCTTCTGGTCTAACTAGAGAACAGAATTACTTCATTAATCATCGAGCATCTCAAGATCTGAGAGGTCGCTACAACAATCTCTATGAACGCACTCAACGCATGCTTGATAGGGCGAGTATTCAGCATAGGTTTATGACGGGACTCTCAGTACTCTCTCTAGGGTCGCAACCCTATGAAGACGTTGCCCATATGCGTGGATTTATATCTGAATGGAGTGAAATGCGCAAATCTGTACAGGATGAAATGGACACTAATTCTGGCTCTTCAGAGCGTTACTTTCAAACTATGAATCCAGACGGGCCTGATCAAAATCACCTCCTGAGACCTAGCCCTTACGGAAATCGGTAATAACCTCAGGCAGTGTGCGACTTCAGAAAGACCGTCGTACACTGCCTGCATACATGGCTAAAACTTGCTTAGTTCTTTACGAAATATGGTCCTAAGGCAGATATAGGCTTGAGGACTGAATCTACCGCGTGTAGACGCAGATCCCGAGCTTGTTTTGGAGGTATAGCCAATTCAAGAGTTAAGATCCGCCATTTATATCTAACGCCTTCCTAATAGAGCCATTCTTTAGATTTTGCGAATCCCAAACTGTGCGACCTTGACTATCGAGTTCTGCGGCACGCCAGCGGCCAGGTACAGCCCCATCCGTGAGGTGATCACCGTTTCAGTCAGGTCGATCGTTCCGCGCTGCGTTTCTAGCTGCCCGGAGAAGCTGGCCGGCGTGGTGAATGGCTCCTGATACTTGTCCATTGAGCGATAGTAGAACGTGGTCGAGGCGCCGCCGACAAGCTTGGTGATGGTCAACTCGGCTTCCCACGCGAGTATTCCGCGCGACTCCCCCGCGATCTCCACCGCCGACACCATTTCGATAACGTCACCGGCGGCCAGGTTGGTATTGATGACGTTCGCTGTTGGCTGCACGTAGATGTAGCCGCCCGCCGCGGCCATGTTGCCGCCTAGCTCGATGCACTGCGCTTCGCCATAAGCAGCAGGCTCCTTGAACCAGCGCGTGGTGATCCCGGTCAGGGCAGAGCCCACGGCTTTGTAGCCGTCAGCCAGCACCGAACCGGCCACGGCGTTGACACCAGCCGGGAGAGTGCCGCCAGTGCCCAACATCATAGGGTTTGCATTGAGGCAGCCGAACGGGCGAATGGCCGAGTAGATATCGCCAGCGTCCGTGGGCAGCGGGATACCGGGAAATTCGAAATTGGCAGTGATGATTGGCACCACTCGCGAACTGATGAAGTCGGCACCGAGAATGTTCGGATGCAGCCCTTCAACCGTCATGGCCTCGGTGAAGCCGTCCCAAATGTTCACCACAGGTACGAACTGGCTAACGTAGCTCAGCACCCAGTTTTTGTAGGCGATCGCATCGGCCAGCGCCTGACCGGTCAGCGCCCTGCTACCGAAACGCGGCGTACCAGTGCCGACGATCAGGTACTTGCCAGGCGTGTTCAGGAACGCGGTGACGATCTTCATCACATTGGCTTTCGTATCGGCGAGGCTCATACCCGCCGTGGTGCTGTCGTTGGTGCGTGACAGCAGCAGCCACAGGTCGGCCGTAGACGAGGCAATGCAGGCCGGTAGCCTGGCCAGGAACTGCCCGGTGTGGTCGCCGAGCTTGCCCTGATTGTCCAGGTAGCTGGGAAACAGGCCGGTGCGCGCCGCGATCATCCCGGCGTAACCGTAGGCCTCGGTGCCGAACGCCGTCGCCGCAATGGTGTGGCAATTGCCCGAGAAGCTATCGCCGAGCAGGCCCAGGCCGCGTCGGATCGGCTGGCGTCGAGGGATGGGATTGACCAGAAGGCTCATGCGTATACCTCAAATGCAGCACCACCAGCTGGCACGATGCGGATCGTCGCGGGTGGAAAGCTCAACTGATAGGCACCGTCTTTCCAGAACGTGTCGGTATTGATCCAGCTATCCCCTGCCTGGATCTGGACTGACACCGAGCCGCCGTTCGCCTTCACTGCCAGCGTTACCTTTATGGTGCGGTCGTAGTTTTCCTGCTTAATCGATGTCTGCATTTTGCCTCCAAAGTACATAAAAAAGGCGCGAAGCCTCAGAACAAGCCCCCAAGCGCAGACGGCTCCCAATTCATGATCACGAGCTCTCCACTGACCTCGCTCTTGCCTTGTCGCTGATTCGAAGTGGTGTAGCGAATATCCACCTGCTCAAAATGGAAACCGTCAAAAACCTTCCTGATGTCAGGGTGATCATTGATGCTCACCATCACCTTTCCTTTACATCTCCGCATGAAGTCGGCCATTCGCTCGTAGTTTTCGAACGGGAAATCCACGCCATAGCCAGCGGTTTTCCAATACGGGGGATCCATGTAGTGAAAGGTGTGGGCACGGTCGTAACGCTCGGCGCAGTCCAGCCAAGGAAGGTTTTCGACATACGTGCCAGAAAGCCTCTGCCAAGCAGCGGAAAGGTTTTCCTCGATCCTCAGCAGATTTATGGCAGGACCAGTTGTCGCGGTCCCGAATGTCTGGCCAGTAACCTTGCCTGCGAAGGCGTGATGCTGGAGATAGAAAAATCGGGCGGCTCGCTGAATATCGGTAAGAGTTTCAGGGCGGGTCGTTTTTTGCCACTCGAACACTTGCCTGGAGCTAAGCGCCCATTTGAACTGGCGTACAAATTCTTCGAGATGGTTTTGCACCACCCGATACAAGCTAACCAGCTCGCCGTTGATGTCGTTCAGAACTTCAACAGGGGCGGCCTGAGGTCGCATGAAGTACAGCGCGGCTCCACCAGCGAAAACTTCGACATAGCATTCATGTGGCGGGAAAAGGGGGATAAGCCGGTCGGCGAGGCGGCGCTTGCCGCCCATCCAGGGAACAATTGGGTTAGTCATGTGCAAGCCTTTACTGTATGGATAAACAGGTGCTAGGCTCGCCGCGCTTTGTGCACAGAGCGAGGGGCCTTGGCTGGACTTGCAGGAATAGTCTGCGGTTCGGTGGCTGGAACGGATGTTGACGCATCCTTACCAGCCGCTCCTTTTGTGCGTGAAGCACGAATTCTAATCAGGCCTACGGTCTGGCTTGATTGATGGTGTTGGATAGCTCATCGAAAAGGCGATTACATGCCAGCCCGGCTACTCGGGCAGAGTCAGCATATTTAGCGAGCTCTCCCGCTCGCGCGTCAGACCTGCTGAGCAGCTCGGAGAGCACCATGGCGGCACGGCTGGCTGCCTTGCCTCGTTCGGAAGCTCCGGAATTGCTGGGCACACAACTTGAGGTGGCTGCCATCTTTCCGGCTTCGATGCGCAACCGGTCGCCAGCAGCGTCAGCGACAACAGCATCGGTAAGCGCAGCGGTCTGTTCTTGTCTTGCATTGTTTGCTACCTGGTTGGCCGCTTTCTGACGGCGTTGCTCTTCGGTTCGGTATTCGGTGGTCGTCGTGGCCACCGCTTCGGATTGGGAACTGACTTCCTCGGCCCACTTCGCTTTCCAGTCCAGGTCGGTGACGGTCACGCCGTGCAGGTAAGCCCCGTACAACGCACCGGCCAGCGCCAGCAGGATCAGTAATAAGCCGCCGACCCGTGCGTAAAGACCGCTCACGCCAGCACCTCAAGCGCGCGGGCATACAGCGCCTGCCGATCAGCCAAGCCATTCGTGCCACCATTGATACGTTTGGTGATGGTCAGGAAGTCGCCCTTGTCGGCCAGCGTGTTGAGAGCGGCCCGGTGCCAGAACCACGCCGCCGACATAGCGGCGTGCTGCGGCAGTTCGAGCAACTCGGGATGGTTGATCAGGTCGAGGCCCAGTGCTTCGCCGCATTCCTCGTAATTGGCCCTGCCCGTCACCTGGATCAGTCCACGGCCCCGAAATTTCGAGCCATCACCCGCAACGGTGTTGCCAAGGTCCTTTCGGCCCTCGTAACCCAGCTGCTGCTTGGTTGGGCCCCAAATCTCACGGACGTAGCGCAGCTGACCGGACTCATGGCCGACCTGGGCAATGAATGCAGCGATACGCAGCGGGGTCACGATCTGGTACTTGCTCATCGCTGTGTTGAGGACGGGTGCAAAAACGCCGGCTTTCTGGCCGGCGTTCGGGAGGATCTGCAGTAGTTGCTGCGCGGTGATCGGCATTTAGGTTTCTCCAGGCAAAAAAATACCCGCTCAATGGCGGGGTGCGGGTGTTGCTGTGCGGGCGTTACGCGGTGGCAAGTTACGATGTCGGCTGGATTGACGCCTTGAATGCCGCCATCTCGGTGCGGAAAGCCTCGAACTCTGCATGCAACGCTACCAGCTTGGCACGTAGACCTTCAGTTTTAGCGTTTAGCTCTTTGGTGCCGCCCATCACGTCGGTGATCAGCGCCATCGGGTCGAGCTGCTGGATGCGTGCGTTGCCGCTTTCGTCGACGCCGTCCTTCTCGCCGGTCACGGCCAAGGGGTTTACCGCCTGCGCCTCATGCGCAATCAAGCCTTGATAGGTGGTTCCATCGCCTCGGAATACTGCGCCGAACACCTTGCGCTGGTAGTTGACGATTCTGTAGGCATCGATGCGATCGAGGTACGACGGCACTTTCGCATCGGCGATGTACTTCTTGAACCGGTAGTCAGACCCGAACAGCGTCATGGTCCCGACATAGGTGTTGTCGATCCACACGTCGACGTTTGAGCCGGTCCAATTGTAGTTATAAACCGTACCGCCACGCCCTGCACTCAGACCCGCCCGGCACCAAGTGCCCGCCGATGCCAGTCGCCCGGTGACTTCATAAGCCCCCTGCAGGGTCAATATGCCTGCAGCTGAGTTTATAAGCCTGACGTCGTAGTCGGCGGCTGTTTTGCCGTAGTGGAAGTCGATGTAAGGACTGGTGTTGTTGAGTTCAAGCCCGGCAAAGGTCGGGGCTGAATCTGGCCCTACGCCCAATGAATTCCGGGCTGTTGCCTGAGAGTTACCCCCGGTTCCGCCTGATGCAATGCTGATCGGGGCAGCAGTTACAGACAGCGACGGCACAGTCAGCAAACCGTCGTAGCCGTAGCTCATGCTTGGCCCGGTGGCTGTATTACCGGCATTCACTGATCGCCAAGTGAAACCACCAGCACCACCGCCACGGTTTACAACGAAATGGCCCTCGCCCTGCGAGCCAGAGTTCCAGCCCATATACATGCCTTGCACGTTGTAAAGCGCGCTTGCCTGCTGCACCCCCACCTCAGAGAACAGCACCCGCCCGTCAGTGCGGCCCGTACCACCCTTCACTACCGGGACGGTATTCTCAACGGCAACCGTGCCAAGCTCCAGACCTTTACGCGCATCAGCCGCTGATGCTGCGCCAGTCCCGCCCTTGTCCACCGGCAGAATGTCGTAATTGCCGGTGCTGCGCAGCGCAGCAAGCTTAAAACCGAACTGGTTCACCAGCGCCCGGAGCGCATCGGCTGAATCTTTGACGTAGCCTTGCAGAGGAGCGAGCGCGTACCCACCAGCACCATTGCTGGCGCCTTGGTAGTTTGGCGATATCGACATGGCCGTATCACTGGCGATGTTCGTCACCTCGTACCAGCCGCCGTCTGGGCCACGAAAGCCATCACCAACGCGGCTATTTGCAATGAAGGCCGTACCACTACCGATAACGGCGTTCGAATTTTGGGTGACGGAAACCGTCCCGGTTTTATACCAAGGCATGAGGGCAACTCCAAAAAAGTGCTTAGTTATAATATCTAGAGGCAGGAAACTTACAGACCGGTATAGCGAAGCAGGTTTCGTTCATCCCTTGGTAATACCAATAGCCACCGCCCGCGATTTGAGCGTTTATTTGTAAAACTGGCACGCTGTTACTCAGCAAGGTAAGGCCCGCAAACTGGACGCCGTCTGCAAACCACATGACACCCCGGTCTATGCTGGAAATGCAAACAAAGTCGTCAGCATCAATGGTTAGGTTGCTATTATAAATATCAACCATATCGCCTTTTTGTAGTGTCCAGTTTTTGGCGAACTTACTGTACCTCACAATCTTGTCGGCCGACGAAAATACTATGCGCCAAGCATCGTCCCGAATATTCATACCGTAGACCTCGGGGCTTGGCTGATCAGCGAACTTGCAAGCGACGTACTCCATCGAGTAATTCTGCACCGCCCCGCCAAACCTAACTGCCGAGGTCACCAAAAATCCAGTCCAGTTACCGGGTCCTCCCGACATGGTGGTATAAATCCCCAAGTCAGGATGACTACCGGTTATATGCCTGACGAAAATCTGTGGCGGCTCTTGGGTCAGAATTGGCCGGGCGAACACAACAGAACCAAACCCTTCCTTGTCGGTATACCGGGAAGTAATAGCGAACTGGCCCCGCTCGGAAAAGACCAGCACCTTGTACTTGCTACCGATAATAACCGAGCTCGCCCCATTAACTGCGGAGAAACCATAGTCCACCATCACCCCACCCTCACAACTTCCACTACAGACTCAACAGCATGTTCTATCCATTCATCCCTGAATCGCCCACCTACCCCGGTAGGGCGTCTTCTATTGACGTAAGTAAATATTCCGATGCTCGTTCCTCCCAAATCCTTATAAGTGGGAACATACCCCCACGCATCAGGATTGCCAGGCTGTCCATAGGAGGCATACTGCCTTGGGGTAATCAGCACGAAACACTTCGCAGGATCATAGTTCGGTACATCCATCAGGATATAATCACTACGAATGCCCTCACCGCTCGTGCGAGAAGCTGGTATCACCATCGAAGCCAGCTTTCTGATAGTGAAATCTTCCATCCCTAACGTCTGGACGTTGCTGGCGTCTCGCACTCGCACTCCATAAATATCCATCGTTTCTCCGAAATGCTTTATCAGTACGAGGTTAAGACGCCGTCAATCGACCTACAGCCGTGCGCTCTACCAAGTTGGCGTCATAAACATAAAGACCCCGGTTGTTTAGAAGCACCGAGCCTTCCGCGTCCTGACTGCGAATATTCACCGCACCCGTTACGAAGTTGAGTTCTAACAAAGGCTCACCGCGTGAGTTCTTGGCCTGAGACGTGATCGACATTCCCGCAATGATTTCTCTGATAAAGGCCGTGTTGATGATTGCGGTGTTGATGAACACCTGCCCGCCTTGCACCACAAACGGCGCAATCATCGTTCCGCTGGCCTCGTCCAGAATTGCGAAGCGTTGCGCAAACGCAAGTATCTGCGACTCCTGCTCCTGACCCTCGACGCCCACCGCCAACCCGGCCATCACCGTGCGCCCGCCAACCGTGGTGGACGTTTTTATGGTTGTAAGTGAGGAGACCTTGCCGCCGAGCGCCGAAACGGTTTTTGTAGCCGTTTCAGCATTGGCCGACGCCCCATTTGCCGTCGATTGCGCGGTGCTTATCTGTCGGGTCAGGGCACCGTCCGCATCCGCTCTCGCTGCTGCTTCGTCCCTTACGGCAGAAGTTGCACCGCTGGCGGTGGCTTGTACCTGCTCGATTCTGGCGGCGAGCGCGCTGTCTGCATCTGCTCTGGCGGTTGCTTCGCTCCGGGTGGCGGCCTGATTCGAATCGACCGCCGCACTCAATGTTGTCAGCTGCTGGGCGGTAGCCTGCCTGTCCGTAGCAATTGTCGTTTCGACGATGCTGATTTTCGACTCGTTGCCACCGACACGTGCATCCAGCAACGTGGTGCGTTGGGCCTGGGCGAAATCCTGCTCAGTCCTGACTTTCACTTCCTGTGCGTAGCTGGCTGTGCTGTCCCAGCCCTTGAGCGCATCCAGCAGATCGCCCTCCCCGCTGTCTGACCGATACTGGGCCTGAACCGCCTGCAGTTGGCTGGCTGTCGCGCTGGTCTTGCCGTCGACCGTTGCGATGTTGGCTGTGTTTTTGGAAACCTGATCCGCCTGGGCGTTGGCCGAGCGAATCGACTGGCCGGTGTTGACCCAGTACGTAGGGTTCGGCGGGCCGTTGGCGCCGTTCGCAGCCGCAGGCACTGCCGCGATGGCCGTCCAGAGGTTGTCACCCACGCGCACGGTGTTGTCCCGCACGTAGGTATCGGTGGGCACGTAGACGAGCGCATCGGTAATTGCACCGATTTCGCTTTTCAGCTGCGCGATCCGCTTATTTACCGAGTCGTCCCCATTCCCTGAAATCTTCCCGATTTCGGTGAACAGCTCTTCGCCCAGCGCTGAAGCCTTGATCTTGCCGAGGAAATACTGCTCGTAAGCGAGCTGGTTGACACTGACCTGTCCGAGCACACCTTTATCTGCTGGGAACCAGGGCCCTACGTTGCCAGACCTGTCGACAATGCGCGCCCAAAAGAACAGGTTCGTCCCCGGCGTGATGTTCTGCATTTCATGGCTGGCTTGCGGATAGGCAAAGTCTGCAAGCTTCGTCGCAGTAGCGCGATCATTGATCTTGCTGTTCCATATTTCAGTACGTTGAGCATCTTCTGCGCCTGGCGGGAAAGTCCATTTAAGGCCAATCCCGTATATCAGAGGCGTGGTAGTCAGCGACGTAACAGCCGGCGGCAAGCTTGTCTTGCCCTTCAGGTTTGTCAGCAGGGATGTAGTCGGGAGCGATGACACGTTCAAAGCGCTGACAGCGCGCACCCTTGCCATGTACTGGCCGGAGTAGATGCCGGGCACGTCAACCAGCAGCTCACCGGTACGCGGCACCTTGACCCACTCACGCGAGCCCCAGCGCCATTCCACGTCATACGCTACCGCGCCTGGCGCAGCGTCCCAGCTGATGGTCATGTTGGTGACAGCGATACCCTGCTCAATCACAACGTGTTGCGTCACGAAAACCGCGCCAGGCGCAGGCTGCACGCCCACCGGGACGCCGCTGATTGGGCGGATATCCACCACAGCGCCGAAATCGATGGCGTCGAACTTGCTCGGTTCGTGCTGGATGCACTCGAACTGGTACTGATGCCATTCCGGGCGCGTGATGTTGCGCACCAGAAACTGCATGGTTTTCAGGTCGTCGTATTCGAGTATCCAGCCGCATTCCGATTCTGGCACTTCGCTGAAGCTGGCTGCGATAGTCACACGCCGCCCACTGATTGAAGTGATCACACGGGCCTCGGACTTGCCGCTGGGCAGGTTCACCCGCAGCTTGGCACCGGCCGAAATATCGATGTCACGGTCAACAGTGATAACACGCCCCGCCACTGCGCTGATGCGCCCACCGTTCGCACGGCCAGCCAACATGGGGTTGGCCACGGCGATGATCTGACCAGGCTTCGGTATCTGCCCGTCGAGGCCAACACGAAAGGTCGCTGGCCGCGTCTGAGTCTGCTCAGTGATAAGCGCGTATTGCCCTGCCCGCTGCGCCTGCCCGAGCGAGGTGCAGCCGTAAGCGTCCACCGCCAGTTCGTTGACCGATCCAGATTCGGCCATCGCCACGTCATCAAAGACGGGCTCTTTGTCTGTCTTGAAATCCTGAGCCGGGTTATCCCAGGTCACCATCGCCAGGTTGTGACGGTCGCGCGCACGGGTGCCCGAATACTGGATTTCGCCGTTGTTGAGGATTTGCGAAGGGTTGTAGGTGTAAACGGGATCGCCAGGCATATCGGCGGTGAACGTGATCTGGCTGCCATCCCAAGTACTCATGCCGTGAAAGATGGCCGACAGGTCTTGCAACACCGCGTAGGCATCCGCCTGCTTCTGCAGGTAGATGTTGCAGGTCAACCGAGGGTGCGTGCCGCCCATACCGTCCGGCACCATCTGATCGCAGTACTGCGCGATGCGGTACAGGTTCCAGCGATCCACCATCGTGGCATCGATTCGGTGACCCAGACCGTAATACGGGTTTAGCGAGATGTCATAGCAGACCCAGGCCGGGTTGTTGGTGTACGCGAGCTTGAACGTCCCGTCCCAAATGCCGTTACTCGTCCCGGCGCCTGACGTGGCATAGGCCCGCGTTTCAGGATCGTAGTTGGTCGGCACGCGCACGATCATGCCGCGCATGTGAACCGCGATCTTGGCGATGTCGCCGCCGAACTGTTGAGCGTCATATTCGACGCAACCCACCGCGGTGAGCGGAAACTCTTGGTCGCTGTCCACCACCTCAGCGACCGCATCAATGAACATGGCGTCCTGAACCAGAGAGCTGTTCGCCTCTGCCGTGATCCGTCGCACGCGCATGGTCCAGCGGCTGCCCGCAGGAAGATTGATGCGGTGGCTGCGCTCGTACTTCGTGATGTTCTTGCGGTCCACAAAGTCTTTGAGCACCTGGACGAGAGGGCCGCCGTCGGTGGCCAGGTCAATGGCATATTCGATTCGCACGCCATTGACGTTGCCGCTTGCATCCTGCGACTGGAGTTGCGGCCAGCTGAAGCGAACGCGCACCGCGTCCAGCACCGGGTTGGTAATAGTGCGCAGGTACGGCGTGGTGCTGAGCAGTTGTTGGTTTACATCGACCTCGTTGCTCGACTCGGCAATGCCCTCAAGACGCGGCTGATTCAGCTCACCGTTGCGGAACTGCCATTTCACGCCCGGGAAATTAACGGTGCCGTCCTCGGCCACGAGCGGTGTGCCGTCCAGTTTCACGGAGCGCAGGCCGTTCACCGGGCCAACAATCGGCCCCCAGCTCCACAGATAGACGATGCGTGCGGTGGCGATAGAAGCTGTGCCGTTCGTGGCAATCGTTGGCTGCTTCTGTTTCGCCTCGCCGCCCTTGCTCCCGCGAATGCTTCGCGCTGCTGCCGCACTTCCCATACCGCCCCCAGAAAAAGAAAAACCCGCCGAAGCGGGTCTGGTGTTACCTGATGATCAAACCTGATCTTGTGTATAGATGCCGCCCGACTCGACGGCGCCGCCAATCTCGCGCTCGCCGTACAGCACCGGGTAGGGATTGCCCTGAGCAACGGTGGTGACGGCCCCGCCGAACCCATAGCTAGGGTTGTTGCCGTCGTCATTCTTATTGCCGGTAGTAGCGGTGGTCGTGGGGGAAAGCATCTGCACAACCCCGCCAAGCCCGACAGCCGCGCCAGCAGCGAGCAGGCCCACGCCAAGCGCTGTAGTTGTGCCGCCGGTGAACAAGCCGCCTACAACCAACGCGACACCCAGCACGACCTGGAACAGGCCAGCCTGCTTGCTGCCTTGGATCAAGGGCACGATACGAATATCGGTGTTATCGCTGCCCTGCATGTCGAATTCGGCCTCGCCGGCGTTGCGCTTACCGCAGAAGACGCTGAACACCAGTCCGCGCTCTTCGCCCGTCCGCAGGAATTTCTCGAAACCTGGTTTCATTGCGCACAGGGCGTTCACCGCATCCCGCACGCTGTGTACGTCGATGCGGTACTCACGCCCGAAGTGCTTGCGCAGCACGCCGTACAGCTTGATGGTGCGCATGGTCATGGGGTGTATTCCTTGTGGCGCAGGATCAGTTTCACGCGGTTGGCCATCGACCAGCCGTAAACCTCCCGGGCAGCCAGGCGACCGGGCATGTGGTGGTAGATGAACGGACCAACGCCGCCCAGCGCCGGAGCGTCCTCGCTGTGCAGGCTGGCATCGGCGCCGAGGTAGATCGCGGCATGATTCGGGAAGTGGCAGGGACGACCTACAGTTGGTATCTGAAAAATTAGCATGTCGCCTCGCTGGGGCTGCTCAACCCGGACGAAGCCACATGCTTCATAGTTGTCTTCGTAATGGCTCGGGCTGTCAGGATCTTCCCACCACAGCTCTTTGCGTTCGAAGTTCGGCAGCGGCAGCGCGGCCTCGCGTGCGTACCAGTCGCGGCAGGCCGACCAGCAATCGAGCAGGCCATGCGAGAAGTCCCGGCCAAGCAGCGGAGCCTGGAACCCGGTCGGCTTGAACCACTGAATATCGCCGCCGGGCCAGCCTACAATCGCCCAGGGCAGTTCGTGCAGCTCGCAGCTGACCAGATCGGTCATGCTCGGCGTGGCGGCTCGGTCCGGGTGGCTGTGAACGATCGCCAGTACTTCGCCCCGGTCCTCTGCTGCCGCCGCGTCGTGTTTGTCGATCAGGAAGTGCTGCAGCGGGTCGGTGGCCACGTTGCCGCACGGCACATACTCGCGGCCTGCATCGGTCTTGATCAGCAGCCCGCAGGCCTCGGCCGGGTGTGACTGCTCGGCGTGCGCCCGCATGGCATCCTGAAGCTTTTGATTGATTCGCATGGTTACCCCTTGGCGATCAGGCTCGCGCCCATTGATCCGCCGAACCGGCGGGTATTGCCGCGCAACTTGCAGCTGCTCCACCAGCCGCCGCAGCGGTCAAGCGCAGGGTTGTCGGTGGGTTCGTTCTTCTTATCGAACATCGCGGTGCCGGTGTAAGCGCAGGCCTCCTGCCGGTACTGGCCACGCATGGCCCAGCGGCACAGCTTGGTGATCTGCTGGGCAGGAAGCTGCTGGCCTTCCATGTCGATGGGGCTGGACAGCTCGAACCCGACCGTCGAGAAGTTTTCTTCGGTCTTCTGCTCGATTTTCCACAGGCTGACGCGGCTCTGATCCGCGGCATCTGGGTTGCCCCCGTCGAAGTTCGCGGCATCCAGGAAGTGCTTGAAGGTTTCGATCACCTTGAAGTCCGCGCCAGCGAGGTCCTTGAACTGAAGGCAAATCGCTGAAACTGCTCGCGGAATTCCCGACAGCTCATTGGCCAATTTGAGCTTCGGCGTTGCTGGCCGACCATCACCTCGGATATCCAAGCCGGTGACCTCAATCTGGATCGGGGAATACAGCTGCCCCTGCCAGATGATGTCACCCTCATGCTCATGCCCGTGGAAGCGCCAGAGCGTTGCTCCAAGCCGGGTGGCATCCAATTCGTATAGACGAATCTGGTTGCCGGGCTCCAGTTTCTGGATGTCCGCGCTGTAAATCATGGTGGTTACCTACGAAAAACCCCGCACTCGGCGGGGTCAGGGTTTGAAGGTTTGCTTGAAGTTCGTGGACAGTGAGTGCAGACCGTTGCCGAGGGTCGACAGTTTGTAGCCGTTTGCTGCGTATCGGCCTTGCCCGCTTCCCGGCGGTGTCCAGAGGAATGACTTGAAGCCCTCATGCCGATCAAGGAAGTCCTGAACCTGCTGGAGCTTCTGGCCCGCGCCGAACCGCCCGGTCACCGTCACGTCCCACGCCTGCGATTTGGTGTTGATGCCTACGCCGCCTGCCTGGGTGTAGCCGTCGCCAAAGTCGTTCGACCAGGTGCGCTGCTTCACGTCCCCAGACGCTCCGACCTGTACATCAAAATCGAATGTCTCAGCCATTACGCGCGCCTCCAGAGCAAGCCGCCCTGCCCCATTTCACGCTGCAGTACGCTGCGCACCTCTTGAGCCAACGCTTCGCCAGCAGCTTTACCCTGTCGCATTGCATCTGCATCGCTGACGCCGGGCTGGGCTTGCACGGTAACGGGTGCGTTGATGGTGATCGGGGTGCCGCCGCCCCCGCCAGTTCCAGACTTGTCGGCGAGGTACTTGGTCAGGTCGCGGTTCTGGTTAGGGTTGAGCACTCGCTCGCCACCATCGAGCAGCCAGGTGCCTTCCTTCGGGATGTTGTCCATACCGTTGTGGGCCATGCCGGCTAGAGCTGATGCGGATACAGAGGCCACCATCGGTGCGGTTGCAGCAGCAGCCGCGATTGCTGCGGCCGGCGCGGCTGCGGGGCCAATCAGGGGAATACCGGCGGTCGATGCGTAGGCATTCAACGCGGCCTGAGCCGATGCCGCTTGTGCGTTTGCGATAAGACCCGCTGCCGCCGCCGACTGCCCGCTTTTGCCAACGAGCAACTGAATGCCCTGGTAGATCAACCACTGCGCGGCCATGTCGGAAAGCGCATTGATCACCGACTTGCCCATGTTGCTCGCAAAATCCGCAATCGCATCGCCAGCGTCCTTTGCGCCGGTTACCACATCGGAGAAAACGTCGCCCAACCCGCCGGTCAAATCATCCAGACTGCCAGACACGAAATCAGCTGCGATGGCGGAATAGTTTTCGGCGGCGTCTACGTAGTCCTGCCAAGCATCGCTTACGCCATCCATCCACTTGGACTGGGCTTCGTCGACCTGGTTGTAATAGTCCTGCTGCTTGACCATCCGTTCAGCCAGCGCGTCGGAGAGCATGCCGGTCTCTTTGGCGTACAGCTCGGCGCTGATATCGCCGGAGTTGCGCTGCGCCTGGAGGTCCGCAGCCTTGCGCGCATAATCCTCCTGAATGGCCATATCCTGCTTCAAGCGGTCCCGGGCCTTGTCGCCCATCCCAGCGCCAGCGAGCTCCATGTCGAAGCCAGCACCGACGGAAGCATTTTCATCTTTGAGGGTCGCAAGGAAGCTGACCGCCTTGGCCTCTTCCTCGTTCGCAACCTTGAGTTTTTGGAGAGCATCCAGCTCCGATGCCAGCCCCTCGAGGCGCTTCTGCTGAACAGCGTTGATCCCGACCAGCTTGCCCGACGCGACTTCGAAGCGAATCTTGTCCACTTCCGTGGCGTTTTTCTGCGCATCCGCGCTGGTATTGATCAGCGCGATCTGGCGCTGCAGATCGGTCTCGGAGCCTTTGAAGGTATCGCTCAGTTTCTTCGCCGCCGACGCAGCGTCTTTTGCAGCCTGCTTGGCTGCTTCCAACGCTTTGGGGTCGACTCCGCTACCTGTTCCGCCCTGATCACTGAAGCCAACGCCGCCAAACAGGCGCTGGTACTCGCCCGCCGCAGCACGCGCATCGGTGATGTATTTCTGAATCGTATCGCCCGCGAGTGGAGTTTCGAGACTTGCTTTAATCCCTGCCGCTGCCTCAGCGGCAGCGCCAAAGTTCACTTTAGCCTCATCGCGCAGGCGGACACTGTCTGCTATGAACTGTTTGGATACATCACCAATGGTGAACTTTGCCAATCCCCCCGCGACATCCGCCATCATCGAAGATGTGTAGCCAACTGCCGTCGCGTACATACCGACAAGGGTATCCGAAACGATCTTGAATACTCTCGCAACTCCATCGCCAGCACTAACGACAAATGCAGTTACGGTAACAAGCTTGTCGCCCATCTCCCCGACGACCTTTGTTACACCGCCGCCCGCTTTGACGCTGTCGTTAAGGTCTTTTGTCAATTGCTGAACCACTGGCATGAAATCATCAGCGATCTTGTTTTTTGTCCCCTGCAAGTTCTGCATGAGCCCCACAAGCTCGCTCGAAAACTGTTTCGAGACGGCTATGGTTTGAACGCTGAGAATAGCGCCGGCGGACTCCGCAGCATCGCCCAGCTGCTTAAACTCTTTCCCACCGTTGCGCAATAAGGGAACGAGCGCGCTAGCCTCGTCGGCAATGCCTTCCATATAGAAGGTCATTTCAGCCTGGGAGACATTTGCTTTCTCAAGGGTCGAAACATACAACTGAAGAGCTTCGGCGCTGTTGAGCTTTTTGAAACTCTCCGCTGTCACGCCGACCTTCGGCGCGATGACCTCGAAGAAGTCTTTCAGCTCGCCGCCGCCGGTGTTGAAGAAGTCGCCCAGCTTGTCGTTGGTATCCTTGAAGATGTCCGCGAGCTTGTCCTGCTCAACGCCAACAGTTTTCGCGCCCGCCGCATACTTCTGGAACTCGGTTGTTCCAAGACCAGCCAGCGCTGCAAGGTTGGAGATTTCCTTAGCGCTGCCGGCCGTGTAGGCGACCAACCCTGTCAGAGCGGCAGGGACAGCTGCGATGGCAACGCCCACACCCTTGGCCAGGTTTTCAAAAGACTTGGCAATTTCCGCGTTGCGTTTCTTTGCCTCTTGGCTCGCCCTGTCAAGAGGGCCAGTGAAGGAACCGATCCTGGCCACCAAATCCAGCGTGAGCGTGCCCAGTGACTTGCTCATTCAACTCGCCTCCAAAGGTAAAGCCCGCTGTGCGGGCCTTTTAAGTTTTATGCCCAGCTTTCCATAGCCTGCTCGAGACTGATGGGCGGCTCGACCTCATGCTGCATGAAGTCGAAAATCTTGTACGGACCGTCCTTGTAATTCACGTTGGCGTACATCATTGCGAGCAATGCCGATCCGCGTTCCACCCGCATGCCGATGTTCAGAGAGCCACGTAGCGCCCGGTACTTCAGCCAGGACCTGAACTCATTCAGGCTGAGGGTTTCCTTGGCTTCCGCGATCGTACGCCCGCCGATGCCGGCGAGGACGAGCTCGTGCCAGAACTCTTCTTCGTCGGAGAGGGCGCCGTCTTTCCCAAGTTGTTGACCTGGGCGATGACTGTCAGCAACGCGAAAGTCAGGCTGGGGTCGAGCGAGCCACGCGTTGGATCAGCTTCACCGGTGATGTCTTCAACCGTGAAGACGGGCTTCCCTTCTTCGTCGCAGATACTTGCGGCAATTCGGCCCGCGTGAACCTGCACCTTGCCAGCGGCGGATAGCGCATCGTTGATCGCCGTTTGAAACCCCAGCGGCCTGACGTAGACCGTGGCGACGATTTCTTCTTCGCCCTGCTGCCATTTGATTTCTTTCTCAACAGGGCGGCCGGTAAACGCACCGACGCCGCGCAAGCTTTCAAGACTTAATTTCATCGCGATGCCTTATGCGTTAGCCGACTTGCGAATCCAGGCGGAGCCGCCGGAGCGCTGGATGGTGCCCGCAGTCTTCACAACTGTGTTTCCTGCGAAGTCGAATGGGAAGTCGGCGACATAGCCGTCGAACACGAACCAGGTGCGTGTCGGTGGCAGCTCGAAATCATCGCCAGCCGCATTTAAGGTGGGCTTGATATCGAAGCCATCAGCCCAGCCAACGACCCACGACGTATTTTCGACCGAGTCATCCTCGGAAAGCTGGTAAAGCCGGACGTGCGAGGCGTTTTTCGGATCAGCGTCTACTGAGAACGAAGCCTGTCCAGGCGTACGCAAGCCGCGCAGGTATCGCCTTACCTTGTCACTCAGGCACGTAATTTCAACTTGGTCTGCTGGGTTGCCGCCCGGGTTGAACGCTGTAATGCATTCCACCTCGATAACCTCCAGCTTTGTCGGGTCTGCAGTTGTAGGCACCAGCGCATACATCTGGGTGCCTTGAGTCAAAATCGCCATTGTGTTCTCCAAATGTCGGGCATAAAAAAACCCGCTAATGGCGGGCTGTAAAGTTGGTTGGGACTACCTGAGCACTATCCAGTCGACATCGAAACTCGACCGGTACAACTTTGTTTCGGCGTCTTTGCTCTCGCCGCCCCAGCGGACCACATAAGCTTGCAGCTCAATGGCGTTGCTGATTGCGGCGGTCACAGCCCTCGCATCGCTGCCAGTGGCTGCATATACGTCGACCTGCAGCGTGAAGCTGTCGGCGTCAGGACGGCCTGCGAGGTAGTTTTCTGGGCTGCCGGTGATAAGCTGCCAGACTGCATACGGCTTCGCCACACCTTCGGGTGCATCATCGAACGGATAGAGCCTGGTGGGGCTGACGCCGAGGAGTGCCGTCACGCCTGCGTCAGCAGCGCATACCGCGAATATGGGTGCATATGACATCACGCCCCCCCTGCGGCCTTGGCCGCTCGTTTAATCGCGCGGTCAATGGCCTTCTCGTATTCAGTGATGAATGTGTTGGTTGCCTCCGCTATGTTGTCGGCCAAGGCTTTTCGCGCGAATGGATCCGCCCGCATTTTGGAAGTACCGAATTCGATCAGACGCCAATGAGGCGTCGCAGCGTTCGCAGATTTGTCGCCGCCTTTCTTGAGGACAGCGCCTTGCAGGACACCAACCCGGAAACCCAGGTCCCCGCTGGACTTAAACAATTTCCCGTTCCAGCGAAGCGCAACGTTGTCCGCGATAGATCGGCCTGTTTCAGGATCATCTATCCGTTGCGCGCCCTCTTTCATCTTGTTGGCCACCAGCTGTGCAGCCTTTCGCAGCGCCGACCTACCGCCTTTACGCTTCATGTCCTGAGTGATTGATTCGAGTTTCCCAACGAGAGAGTCAATTCCCTGCAGCTGGAAATCCACTGAGTCAGCCATCGTTGACCCCCTTGGCCACCAGGATGGTGAGATAGTCCAGACCTGAATCGGGATCGGGCAAAGGCGGGCCTTTGATGTCGTAGGTATCCCCCCGGTACAGGATTCGCATCGTAGGCAGCACACCGGCTCGGTAGCGGATCACCATCCGTGCGGTTGCCTCTGACTGGCTGGCCTGGGCAGCAATAAAATCCCTGGCGCTTAGCGGCTCGACCGCTGCGGGTACTTTGTCCCACACCGTTTGCCAGCTCTCCAGTTCTTCACCAGTGTCAGGGTCCTGCAGTCGGCCCAGCGCCTGGAACGTAACGCGATGTCGAAGTCGTCCGGCACGCATTACACGCCCATCCTGATGCGGTATGGCATGAGTAAAGACTTGGACGCCAGCGGCATCTCCGTAGCAGTCGTGCCAATTACCACTTCCTCGCGGTTGGCGAACAGGTGTCCCAGCTTGAGTAGACACGCGGCCTGAATGGCAGGGTTGACCACTATTCCGAAATCGTCCATGTCGATGGACTCATACGAATCGGCCAAAGCCTGGCGCGCCCGCTCCACTAATGTGCAGCGTATGTCGGCGTTCTCTGGTAGCTCCGCCTCCGTCTTCGCCGCTTGATAGGCAGAACGGGCCTCACGTATGCGATCAACGGTGCCAACCTTGGCGGATTCGGCAGACTCTTTATCGGCATAGAACCGGCGCTGCAAAAACTGCATAGCGGCTTCCTCAGCCGCGCCGAGCAATGCCTCCACAAGCGGCTGATCTTCGGATTCGGCGTGCAGGTGATGCATGGCCGTTTCTATGCTGATGACGGGCATGTGTCACTCCAGAGGTGGTTGGTGCTGCTCGGGTTCCGGAATCAAATTCTCGCCTTGAACAGGCGGTCCTTCGATAGCAGCATCAGGTTCAGGATTCACGGCGGGATCCGGGGTGGTCAAGGCCGAAAGTTTGGCTAATTCGCTTTCGGCCTCTTCCTTCCTGCCGATGAAGTTGCTGACCTGAGCGCCTTCAGCGTCGACAATGATCCAACGCTGCCCCTTCTTCGCAACCGTCAGCGCCGAGCGCTCACTGAAGTTCGACGTCAGAGCGTCTCCAACCTCGCCTACGATCTTGCAAAGCTTGAGTTGCTCCAGCTCCTTGGCCAGCCATACAGGCGCGGCATAAGGCTCGCTGTCGGTGTCACGGATGGTGCCGCGGTCCTCGTAAGCCCGCAGCGGCTTGATCAATACATCTGACATTTCTCACCTCGGTGGGCCGGGGATGCCGGCCACTTTAGGGGTTGGGCAGCTTAAGCCGCAGCGGCCGCAGCCGTGAGCTTGCCAGTGACGAAAGCTTCGGTACGGTAGATGGCAAACGCCAGGCGTTCTTCAGCGCGAAGCGTGACCATGTTGTTCTCAAAGTCCTTGTCGTTCTCGGTGGAAATCAAAACTTCAACTTCCATACGATCGAAGATCTGCGCACCCAGTTTGAAGGCACCTACCAGGAAGTCGTTTTGCTTCATGGCTTGGGTTGAGACTACTGGGCGATTCCACAGACGAGCTGCAGTGCCTTCCTGCGGCTGACCGATCAAATAGCGGCCCTGGCTGTCTTTGATCAATTCAATCAGCGCCCAGTCAGTTGGGTTCAGCACGATGCCATCCGAAGGGAACTCTGCCAGCTCAGCTTGCAAAAGGGCCAAGCGAAGTCGGTCGATGCGCTGTTCGCCGGTAACGGTCCAGCCAGCCGGAGACGTGTATTGATTCGCTACCGGAACAAGCCCTTGCAGATTTGCACCAGCCCCGCTGCCGTACAGCAACTGGGACTCTTCAGTGAGCAGCAAGCCATACCGAGCCCGCGCATCGATGTAGCTCTGCAAAGCCTTTGCGTCATCCAGAATCTGACGCGAGGCTTTGAACAGGTGGGCGATAGTACGGACCGACGCTGTAACCAAGGCGGTCGTGATTTCGGAATACGGCTTTGCAGAGCCCTCCGCTACGATCGCAGCATTGTTTGTAAAGCCTGTCTCGCGGACGTACTCAAGCGAGCCAGCCTCGGTCTGGCCGGGGGCAACCAGATCGCGAATGGTGGCCCGACGCATGCCCGGCAGCGCAACAGTGTCCAAACGCTCCGTGGCCGCCAAGCCACCGGCGGACGTAGTGGTGATCGCGGCGCGAGGTACGGAAACGCGACGGGAGCCACGGAACGACGAATTGACGCCTTCCATATGTTCGCTGGTAACGACCAACTCGCCAGCGGACTTCGGGGCCTCGTTGCGCTGTGTGTCACGGTTGGCATTGACAAGCTTTTGCTCGGCTTCCAGCACGCGAGCCTGCAGTTCGCCCTGCTTCATCAACAACTCATCGACCTTGGCCGACGTTTCTTTGCTCAGGCCTTCATGGCGATCGACATTCTTCTGCGCCTGCTCGGCATGTGCCTTGAGCTGATCACCGATGTCCTTGAGGTTGGCCTGGGTCTGCTTGTACTGGGTTTCGATGTCATCCTCACCGATTTTCCCCATCTGAGCATTCCAGCCGCGATAGTGAGAGGTTCCACGTTTTACGAGCGCAGTGGAAATACCCACCAGCAAAAGCGAACCCATAACTGCTTCGGGCGTGGCACCGAAGGTCAGCGGGATCAAGGCAGCGATGGACAACACAGCCATCAAGAATGCCGGGGACAGACGAAATTTCATCATTGTGTGAAGCCTCATACGGGAAAGGAAAAGTTGAGTTTCGGCAGGGGTGGCAGGTCCAACTCGACAGCGCGGGGCTTATCGGACAAGGCAGCGTATTGCGTACCCCCGCCAGCAGCGCGCGGCGTGCTGGACTTGAAATTGGCGAAGAGTTCGCGCCGCTCGCTGCGGGCCATTCCGGCTTTTGCCAACGCGACATCCATAGCTTTCAGCGCGTTATTCTGTTGGGCCTGCTCGTCTTCACGCTCGGTGATTTCGTCAGATGAGAGAACGGCCGTTGCAAAGCCGAGCTCAACTGCTCGTCGGCCGCGTATGAACGTCTCGTCATCCATCATCTCGGCGATGTCAGCAACGGCCTGGCCACTGCCGTCTGCGTAAAGGTCTGTCATCGCAGCATCGAACTCTTCCATCGTGTTCGCTACATCGCGCAAGTCATGGCGATTGCCGACGGCCAGCGTCCAGCAGTTGTGGATCATGAGAAACCCGCTGCTGGCCACTTCGCGCGTTGCACCGGCCATGTAAATCACCGAAGCAGCCGAGGCGGCCAGGCCCAGGACCTTGGTTGTGATCGGCTGGCTGTGCTCGCGGAGCCGGTTGTAGATGGCCAGGCCTTCGAACATGTCGCCACCTGGCGAATTGATATAGACGGTGGCTGGCTTATCGCCGATTGAGCGAAGGGCCGCGTCGATACGCGAGACGGTAACGCCCTCCCCATACCAGTCCTGGCCAATAACGCCATAGATGGTAATGGTATCGCTGGTGGACTCCACGGCCGCTTTGATGGCGGGATTCCATCTGTCGAGCGCGCGCGGGCTCAGCTCGCAGTTAAAACTGCCAGCCTTGGATTTTGGTTGCATGGTTTATTCCTTCGAGTTTGCCGGCTGATCCAGCCAGTTCTGTAGAGCTGCCCTTGCGGCTTGCCCGTCATCGCCCTGACCCAGTTTGTCGATCGGCGAAAGGTTGGTTTGCACAGTTAGCACACCGGCATTTCCGCCCATTTTGGGCAGGTTCTCTTTCATGCGGCATTCGTCGCGGGTGTAGATGCCGTTTTGCACCATGCCCGAGTACAGCGCCGCACGGGCGGCGCTATCAGCACGCATCAAGCCTTCGATGGAAAACTCAGGGTAAATCTGACGGCGCTGCGCAGGCGCCAGCAGACTACGACTGATCCCCTCCTCGATGCGGCGCATATAGCTGCGCAGCGTGAAGGTCAAAAATCGCAGTAGTTTCTGCTCAAGGCCGGTACCCCAATTCGATGCCTTATCGCTGTAACCGACCAGCGTCGGGTCCACCATGTAAAAGCGGCAGATCTCCTCGGCGCTGTACTCTCGAGATTCCAAAAGCTGAGCGTCCACTGGATTGATACCAATCACTTTGGCGGAAACACCCTTTTCCAGCACCGGTGATTTACCGGCATTCATCGCCCCGCTGATGCGTTGGACATAGTCGCGAAAATCGTCGCGCTGCTGCTTATTCAGCGTTGCATCAACCTCAAAGGCCACGGTTTGGTGCATGCCGTTTTTGAACGTGGAGCTCGCAACGTCCTCTGCCGACATTGCCGCGCCGAACACGTCTGCGCCGTAGGCGATGGGTGAGAGTCCGATTTGCCCATCCAGAGAGAACGCCGGAATATGCATCATGTTGCTGCCAGCAATATCTCGGAGTTGCCCGTTTTTTTCCCGGTACCGGTAAAGAATCTCGCCGTTGTCCGCTACATCCAAATCCATTCGGTTGGGCAGCAGGAACTCAAGCGCTACGATCCGGCCGCTTATACGGATGATCTCGACAAAGGCGTTACCCCGCAGCAGCATCGAAGCCACTACGGCTTCCCAAAACTGCACAGCAGTCATGCGGCTGTTCGGGTTGGTGTTGAGAATCCAGTGCAGGTCATTGTCGCCGGCCACTTCACGACCGCCATCAGGCATGCGCCGGTATAAGCCAAGCGGCAGAGTTGCTATCGTTTCGGAGATGAGGCGCACGCAAGACCAGCAAGCGGCCAGACGCATGGCTTTGTTGATCGTCACGGTTTTGCCGTTGGCGGATGTGCTGCCCACGGTTTGCGCCCAAATGCCGGAAGCGCTGCCGGAGAGAGACCTGCCCACCCAATCGATTATCGATGACCGAGGCGCGCTAATTGCGCCGTTCAAGACGGATTTAAAAGACTTAGCCACCGGTCAGCCCCCTTCGAATGAAAGCTGCCGCGACGAAGCAAGACGAAGCGGCGGCAAGAAGCGCCCAACCCATGCCAAGCAGCACGTAAACGCCTGCCACGGCAAGGGCAAAGCCCAACACTGCAGTCAGCAGATAAATGATTGATGCTGTGTTCATTCGAATATTGGGTCCCGGATTGAATCCATGAATCGGTCCACGCCGCCATCGCCGACAACGACTTGCATCATCGCCCGCCCGACCGACATGATCAGTGCAACAGCGCCATCAATCTTGTTGTCATCGCCCTGTTTGATGGGCCGTACTACGTCGTCGTTACCGGGCATGTTTTTGCCGATCACGTTGCCGATACACCAGGTCATGATCGGATTGCCGTCATGGTGGAACCTTCCAGCGGTGATAGCCGCTTCCAGCTCTTTCATGGCGTCGGACATGTTGGTGTAGTTCTGGGTGATGGTGATCGGATTGAAACCCTCGTCGTCGAGGTCATGGCTCAATCCAGTAGCACCGTGCGGGTCAATCGGCGACTCACGCAGCGGTGCGTGGTGATTCGCCTCTTTGGTGTCTTCAAGGATTTCGCGGTAATCGATCTCGGCACCATCGGTAACCTCGAGGTGTTTCGAGTTCAGCCAGGCCTGGAAGCGCTCGGACATGCGCTTGTTGTCGCTATCGAACGCTGTGTCGTATGGCACCCAAAACTTTGGAGCCACGCTGTAATAGTGAGTTTTTCCGTCGATCACCCGCCAAAACAGACGCGCTCTCGAGTTCATGTCCAGCTTTCGCGCAAGGTCGAAACCGGCAATCCACTCCTGGCCCTCGAACTGATCGAGCGTAAGGGAGGTGTCCTCGCAGGACTTCCAGTCCTCCATGTTGAAAAAGCCGGACTTGGCACTGACCCACAGGTTCAGATGCTTTGTCTTGAACGTGTTGGTGAAACGCGCAGATCGAATAGCACGAGCCTGCTGGCTCTCCAGATACTCCTGAAACACGGATACGCCGTGGTTGGGGTTGGCCTTGGCCAGCATCTTGGGGTCCGTCCAGTCGTCGCCCTCATCAAGTGTCCAGATCCAGCCGAACAGCTCTTCGTCTGGAACTGTGCCGGCCAGCATCTCGATCACCTGGCGGCGCTTGTCGTAACAAGGCCCCTCGATGTCAGCGCCGGCCGTAGTGATGATGAACATCAGCGGCTGACGCCTTGCCCCCATGCCGGTGAGCATCGTGTCGTACTGAGCGGAGGTTGGGTGTTCGTGGTATTCATCGACAATGGCGCAGCTGGGTGACGCACCGTCGCCAGGGTTGCCGATAAGCGGTTCAAACCGGCTGAAGTCGGACGGGATGTTCATATTCGAGGCGTTGACCTCAATGCCCGCAGCCTGGATCAGCATCGGCGATTTCGTCACCATCAGCTTTGCAGGCCTGAAAACCTCCCAAGCCTGCTTCTCGGTTGTCGCGCCTGAATAGACTTCGGCACCGAACTCATCGTCGGCAACAAACATGCCTATGCCCACGCCTCCGGCCACAACGGACTTGCCGTTCTTACGCGGCACTTCCCAGTAGCTCTCGCGGAACCTACGGTGCCCGCCCTTCTTCTTTACCCAGCCAAACGTCACGGCCAGGCCAAATAGTTGCCATCCCTCAAGAGTGATCAACTGGCGCTTGAACGCCCACTCACCCTTGGTATGCGGCAATAGCTGAATCAGCTTGAGTTTTTTCTCAGCCTTCGCCGGGTCGAACTTGAATCTGAACCCGCGCTTGCGACTGGCTGCCAGATCGTCGAAGTGGCGCTGCACGGCCTGATGAATGTAGCGGCAGGCCGGCACCTTCCCGCGCAACAGAGACCGACCCCAAACCATCGCCTTATCGACGTTGGGGTGGGCGGACTTGGCCATTTACGATCTCAGTAGTTGGGCGAACTCGTTGGTTTCTTTTTCCTTGTTACCGCCGATAAGGCGTGTCCTGCTGGCCGGGTCCAGGCCCAGCATCGAACCGAACGTCACCATTTGGCGCATCGTTTCGTTCGCAGCGGTGAGCGCCGGGTTTTTCATCGGGCCGCCGGTGGCACCAGTAACGACGATACCGTGCTGGCGGACCGACTCCTGTGCCATCCGCCAGTTGTCGTATGCAACGCAGAACGCTTCGACGTTGTGTAAATCAGTTATCGCGACCACGTTTTCACGCAGAAGCTCGGGAACAATCATCTTCCACATCTGCGAAGCGCGGTCGCTGAGCCATTCGGGCGGATCAACATTTGTGATCTTCGAAAAAGCGGGCTCGGCCTTATTCAGCGCGCGTTTGCCGGGATTTCCGGCTAGTGCTTTCTTGGCGGTCGGCTTGGGTTTGCGACCACGGCCGGCGACCGTGGCGGTACCTCCCATCGCGCAACTCCAGAATTTTTAATTTCGCGGGTGTAAAAAAACGACTGAGGGCGCGGTCTATAAACGGGAACCGGTGAAGTTTTTACCCGCCCCCCTCCCAGCCAGAAGCACCAAAATAGTGCGCGCACCGATTTAGAGCATAAATTTTATAAAGATGATAATTATTATCACTCAAGACCTTGCGCGGCAGGTCTACCTTTGGGCTTGGTTGCATTGCCCCACCCACCATCCTCTGCCGCCGTCTTCCTGCTATGACAGGGGTGACACAGGCCTTGCCAGTTAGATCTAACCCAGAACGCATCCTTATCGCCGCCGTGAGGCACGATGTGATCGAGATCGGTAGCAACAACCACCAAACCTTGGCGTTCGCACTCAGCACACAGCGGATGCTTCGCAAGATACGACTTGCGAGCCTGCTGCCACTTGTAGCTGTAGCCGCGCTGTGTACTGGTCTCGCGTTGCTTCTCACGCTGCTTCACTTCGAACTGCTTGCCTACATCCTTATGGGCTTCACAGTACCGAGGGTTGCGGGTCAGTGTGTTGCAGCCTTGGGCATTGCATGGCTTCTGCGGCCTTAGCGGCATGGTGTGCCGTCCAGGTAAGTGAGAGGCTGGGTATCGGGATCTCCCGGATCTTCTTCACTCAGCGCGTCGATCAGCAGCGTCTGCTGCTCGGTCATCAGCCGGAGCAGCTCGGTCTGCTTCATCTGCTCGGCCAGGATCTGGCTGAGCAAGGAGTTGCTGTGCTCGTTCATATGCCACCTTCGTCCACTTCTTGATCCAGTCGCGGCGGGCGTCGCATCCGCTACACGCCACGAGGTATGACCCGTTCGCCGCCCTCAAGAAGGAACGTGCCGCCCGAAGGAACATTGGCACAGCCCTTAGTAACCAGGACTGCATCGCCGGATGCGTGCCAGCGGTCCACGACAGAGAGAGCTGTGACCTCAGCCGTGATGGCTGGGACTTCGCTCGGGTAAACCTCGATGCTCGCCTTCCATAGACCATCAGCATCTGCACGCAGGGTGACGCCGGTTACATCGGTAAGCTCACTGCCGTCAGACAGGATGATCTTCGTCCCTCTGGCCTGGTGTGGGCTTCCAGGGTGTGACTGAGGGCCAGGTATAATCGTGGCCACCTTCAGTGTCTTGGTGTCAGTCATGCGTTACTCCACTGTGCAGCGAGGCCAGATCGACCGGGCAAAGGCAAGCGCCCCTGTGTGATCAAGGGCGCACTCAAGAAGGATCATCGGGAATGGTTTGTAGCCGGGAGTGGTGACCATCCAATTCTTTTTGGTCATCGTCACTTGTCGTTCTTGCTGATCAGTTGAATGGATTGTCCGAACGGGCTACGCCTTTGGTCTGCCACATGCAGGCCTGGTGCAAGTTGGTGACCGCGAGGGCAATAGAACGCTGATCAACATCAGGGATGGCTTTCAACTGCTTCACCAGATCAGCCGCGTCAGCCTCAAGGGCTTTTATCGAGTTGATACCGTCGATCTCCGACTGGCTCAGGTCGCGGTAGCCGGTGATTTGCTTGTGCTGGTTATCCATGATCTTTCCTCTGTCGTTCGCGCCACGAAATGGCAGTGTCTGAATTTGTGGCGCGTCAGGCCAGCGAATAGAACAGGAAGCCGGCGGCCACAATGGCAGCCAAACCCAGGTAGCCAAGTGCGGATACAGCTTTCGATGAGTTGGTTTTAGATCCCATGATTGTTGCCTCGGTGTTCGCCAACTATGGCGGGTGAATGAATTGAAGTTGTCTACTTGCTCTGGCTGCGCTGGATCTGTGCGTCAACCTGGTCAGCGCACGTATCCAGCAGTTTGATGGCCTGATCTTTCAGCTCCCACACATCACCGTTCAGCCGCAGATCGGCCTCATCAGCATTGATGCGTTCGCAGGGGATCAGCTCAGGGGGTTCGATTCGTACCGCTGACGTCTTTGTTACCAGCACCGGCTTTGCCGCGCAGGCCGTCAGGCAGAGGCTGAGCAGCCCAGTCACGAACAGGCTTGCTATCTGTCTTGAGCTTTTCAAAGTCTTTCCTCGCCTTTTTGGCTTTGTCTTCGCTGGCTTTGATTCGCTGGTTCAGGTCTTTCTGATATGCAGCGTTGCGCTGGGCCTCGGCCCGCAGCGTGGTGATGGTGGCCTGGCTCTCGTTGTTGGCAGCGATGGCTTCGTTCTTGCTCTTGGTCTCCAGTTGCATGGCGCCACTGAGGGCAACGACGCGGTACTGCTGGATACCAACGAGCAAGAGGGCAACAAGGCCGATGATGATTGCAGCGGCGATAGCCTTCATGTGATGTCTACCTTGCGGCCGATGAACCGTGTCACCAGTTCGCGTATGGCTGTTACGCCGAGAAAGCCGATGGTTCCACCGGCAGCAACTGACAGGCTGGGCGGCCAGGCCATCCACTCGATCAGGCTGGACGCAACCAGGCTCAACGCACCACAGATCAACGCTTCAAAGCAGATGCGGCGTTTGCTGGTCTCTTTGGCGTCGTAGAGGATTCGCAGTAGTGAGACGATGATGGCCATGATCGCGCCCTGCCAGAGTGGGTTAGATAGGGCCATCCAGACCTGCGCCCATAAGTCGGGGTTCTTTTCGGGCATGGTGCGCGTCCGGTCTCAACCCTTTCGGGATCTATAAACGAAAAAGGCCCGCCGATATGGCGAGCCCTTGAAATGGGTGCAGATGGCCGGTGCTGATCCCGGCATACAAGGTTCCGTCCGGACTCGAACCGGCAACGCTGGTCGCAAACCCTGCAGGAGCACCGGAATTTCACCGGCAAACCCGTGTAGCTTCCTCGCGCATCAGCCTGCGCATTCATCTGCATAGCGTGCGTGTCTTCCCACGCTGCCCGCCAGCACTACCCCGTGTGATGGAGCGAAGGCACACTGACTGCCGGTGTTCTTTCGTAACGCGTGACTACCTGCTATACCGCGTCCAGGCTCCGCCCGAAGGCCCATCCTGACTATGGTAATACGAAAATGGCGGAATGCAGTGGAGTCGAACCACAACCGTTGCCGATCGATCGGTTTAGCAAACCGTCAAGCCTCCGCAGGCTTGTTACATTCCAAATTGGTGCCGCCTGATGGAATCGAACCACATAACCTAAGTACCGGATTTACAGTCCAGCGTGCGTCCCAGCGCACTCTCAGTCGGCGTAATTGGCGGAAGGTGAAAGAGTCGAACTCTTACCGTTTCCGATAGCACCGGGTTCAAACCGGTTTGCCCACCACTGGGCGCCACCTTCCAGAAACGACAAAGCCCAGCTATTGGCTGGGCTTTGGATTTAAACGGTATTAGTCGATCTTGTGGATAGCCTCAACATTGAAACGCCGATAATCGGTTTCGTCAGGGCTTAAAACTTTGACACCCGGCTGCTGGACAGCTACCTCGGCGCGGTAGTGCTCCCACTCCCTTTTTAATGCTGCGTCATCGGCGCTGTGCTTTGATTCGTACCAGCCAACTGCACACTGCTCTCCATAGTTTTCGCCATTGCGAAACAACACATAGACAGTTTTCAAATTGCCTCCGAAGCAAAAATAACGCCCATTGCGGGAGCGACAACGTTCGGCAGTTAATGAATGGGTGCCGCGCTGGAACAGCTGAACACCGTGCCATGAAAACAGAGCTATTCCATATGGACAACTCTTTTTTACGCTGCTGCTCGAACTCCCTCCAGATAGCAATCCACCCAGGCGGCACCGGCCTTGATCAACTCGCGTGCCTTACCCTCGCTCATTGCGAAGTGGCGACCAACACGGATCGCGGGCCACTTCGCGCCGTAATAGAACCAAACCATATCGCCCATCTGCTGATGACGAGCGCACAGACCAGCAACGGCTGCGTCAACAAGGCCAGCAAGCTCGTCGGTGATCACATACGACTTACCTGGCATCGGCATGGCATCCCGCATCAGGGCGAGCGTGGGCGAGGCATAGCTGGGCACGCCCATTCCGTCCATCCGCCAATATCCCCACTGCTCGAGCATGTTTTCAGTTTCACCCAGCGGGCGGTGCAGCGTGTTGCGAGTCATCATGGTCAATCCCCTGTGTAATTCGATCCACCGGCACCGCGGCGGTTGTTCTGGCTGTAATAACCACTGACATCTGAGGTCCGTATCGGACCGGACTGGACTTCTCTGCCGTTCGCCTGTCGGCAGGCGGCGCTGAGAGCCGTCCCCAGCTGGAATACCAAATCATGAATCTCCAGCGCCTCGCCGTTATCGAATCGGACCCAGCCGGAAGCGTTGCACTGGACGCAATCAATCTGATGAAAGACGCCGCTCACAAAGGCCTTTCCTTTGCATGCCGGGCATGTGGCCAGCGGCACGATCGACTTTTTGAAGGCAGGGCCGTGACTCTTCTTCATTGAGCCTCCAGCAGTTGAGCGCGAAGGGCTTCGATTTCAGTGATCAGGGCCGGAATAGCTTGGCGAGCAGCGGCTACGAAATCCGCATCGGCATTGCTTTGCGGGGTATCACCACCAACCATCACCGGCCCCGCCTCCTGCCATTCCTCGAACCCTTCGTCACCACAAGCCGAATACTCAACGTGATTTCCATAATCCCGAAGCCAAGGCCCAGGGGTAGCTGCTCCCTCAAGCGCTTTTAGATGGGTAAGGTCCAGCGGCTTACGGCCTTGAACGGCAATGCGAATCGTGGGGCCCTGAAAGTAAAATGCCATTTTTAAACCTCGCCTATGGTGGTGTTGGCATCTGCGCTACAGGCCACGTCATACGTGGGCTGTAGGTGATTATCAGAATCTTCGAATCTAAATCCGGTCAATTCGTGAATGAGGCCAAAGCCCTTCCCGTCTAGATGGGCGTTCCATTTCTCCAATGCAATTCGCTTGCGCGCCATGACGCCCGACTGGACGTAAACCTTCACGTTGTGGCCCATGGCATGGTTGATCAGCAGCTCACCGATCAGATGGTCGATACCGATGTCTGCCCAGCAGGTACGAGCCAGTTTGCGAAGGTCGTGGCTGGTCCACTCACCCCTTCCAACCCGAGCGAATACCGCACTGGCTCGGCCCTCACTGAGCCCTTCACCGCCGCGACCCGGGAACAGGAATTGTCCGTCGTAACCGATGGCCTGCTGTTTGTCGCGATACCAGATAAGCAACTGCCGCACCTGATCTGTCAGCGGCAGATGATGCTCGACGCCGGTCTTGGTGTTCTCGCTTGGAATGAACCACTCACGCTCAGCCAGGCTGATGTGGGACCAGCGGGCCAACCGAGTTTCACCGATGCGCGTGCCATGGCAGAGCATCATCACGGCCAACATGCCGTCGTGCGGATTGGACGCTATGACCTCAGCCAAATGGTGAAGCAGGTCCTGTAACTGGGTGCCGCGCAGCCTGGACGCCTTGATGCCGACCTTGGCTGTTGAGAAGTCTTTGAACTTGATGTCCTGCATTGGGTTTGCCGATATCAGCCGCAGCTTGAATGCCTGCCGGAACGCCAGGGCGAGCAGCTGGAATGCGGATCGAACGTAGTCGATTTTAACGGTTCGTTGCATCGGCCAAATCAGCTTGCTGTCAAGTGTGGCTTTGTCGATCCTGGACAGAGCAACGTCTCCCAAGCACGGTACGAGGTGACACCTAAGAATCGACGCACTGGTGTCTTTGCGCTTTTCCGACAGGCTTCGGTCGAGCGAATACCGCTCGGCGAACCAGCATAAAAGCTCGCCTGTAGTTGTCCATTTGGATAACGTGGAGTTGGCACCGGCCTCGATGCGAAGGCGAATGCCTGGAAGTGCCGCAACGACCTGCTTGGCCGTCAGATCGGGGAAGCGGCCAACCAGGTTCCATTTGCCCTTGCTGACCAAGTACCACGACGCCCGTTCGCGGTCGCGGGTGAAGCGCAGGTACAGGCCACGGTTCTCCACGTCGCGCAGGTCACGCTCGGTGCCAGCGGCCTGGCGTTTGATTTCAGCGTCAGTGATGCGCACGGCGGCCGTCATGCAGGCTGCTCCTCCTTGGCTTTCTGATGGTCTGGAGCGAACTCGCCACGGAGAGGTATCAGCTCATTTTCGCCGTAGGCAGTTCGCGCTCCCGAACTGTTTGGGATCACGTACCAGCCAGGCGTAGGAGCCTTGAATGCATAGCCTTTGCCGCGAATCAGAGTTCCTTTTTCTATGTGCTCAGTGAGCGCTACCAAGCTTCCTGCAGGAATATCCACGTCAAAAACCGTGGTCAGTGCCAGGTCGCCCTGCTTGAATAGATGGTTCATGCTGCCACCGTTGTCTGAGGAAGTCGGAGGTATGCGCGGATTTGCTCCATCGCGTCGAAGTGACCACGGCAGACGATCGCCAGATAGCCTTGCTCGCCCAACTGGCGTATCCACTCGTACTGGCTGCCCGACACAGCGGCGTCGTGCGGCGGCGTGGCCTTGAACTCGATGTACAGGCCGAAGTAGCCGCCGCGTGCCATCGGCAGCACCAGATCGGGCACTCCGGCGCGCACGCCCTGCTCTTTCAGCTTGATCGCAACCAGCTTGTGCCGGTGGCCACCGTTGGGAACGTGGTAGATCAGCGCCGCTACCAGAGGCATACGCAACTTGAGCTCGCGCAGCAACGCGGCCTGCTCCAGGCCTTCACGGTCGACAGACTTGGCGCGGGTGCGCTTCGGTTTAAACAACGTCATTTCGGCGGGCTTCATGGCCTCACCTTCAAGCCAGCGGCTTCGATGGCAGCGATGTCGCAGTAGCGGATTTTCAGGCATGACTGTTGAAATTCTTCAGAAGACTGGATGAACTGAATTTTCGGCAGCTCAATCACCAGCGCCTCGCGGGAGGCCTGCCATGCGGCCCAAGCAGTGTTCAGGACCGGATAGTGGTATTCATCTGGCTTATCTGCGCTTCGCTGCAAGGGTTTCATGGTGTCGGAATTTATGAATCGGGCCAGCGCCCAAGCCTCAAACTGTTCTCGCTTTTTTTCAGTATTCACGGTGACACCTTCCCTTCACGAATGAGCGCGTCCTGGGTACGCATGACGCCCTCGGCGTGGAACAAACGGACTTCGTCACGGCTCAGCACCGCCGGAGCGCGCAAGCGGCCATCGGCTATGTCGTGGCAGTAAGCACACGCCCAAGCGGCCTGCAGGTCGTTTGGCTTGATGCCCATGCCGCAAGTCCCGGCGAGCCGGTAATGGGCCAGCACCGTGGTCGATGATTCGCTCGAGCAGCCTGGGTAACGGATCTGGCATTCGCGGTCACGCGCTGCCTTGGTGAGTTTCGTTTGCTTATTCATTGCGCCGCCCTTCTGCCAAATTTCGCCATCAGCAGCTGACGCGCCGTTGCACCGTCTGCCGGGATTCCTTGTCGTGCGATCAGTGCGAGACTGACCCGATCTGTCAGCTCTTCGGCCCGCTCGAATTCTGATTTCTGTCCGTCATGACCGATGCCGACTGCGATGTCTTCCAGCGACTGCCCCCGCACAAGCATGCGGATGGTGATGTCATAAGCGCGGTCGAACACCTTGCTGGCCTTCTCCGACGTCAGGTCGGCAAGGTTATGCATCTCACACTGGAGAGCGGCGTGGCGTACTGCCTCGTGTGACCACCCCCGCGATGTACGGCGCGATGGATGCAGGTTGAGAAGCGTCTCGCGAAATGCCCTGTCGTGAGATGGAATACCCAGCATTTCCGGAGTTGGCTGACACCACTTGATGAACTTGCCGACGCTGGGTGCGAAGTCGTTCCCATTCTGACGGCAGTTCTGCAGGCCATAACGGATCTGCTCCAGTGTGTTGATACCCGCAGCGATGAAAGCCTTGATCCAGCTACGCTTGGCAGCCTGCAACGCTGCATCGTCTGGCCACGCTTGCTTCCACGCCGGAAATATCGCCTGCAACTCCCTGAACAGCGCGTTCACAACGGACGCTGTGCCGGGAGGAAGTGCTTTCGGAACCGAAGGAACGACAGGCGGCAGGTTGCCCATGCTGGTCATGAGCTGTGTAGCGCTCTGGGGCGGCTTTGGCTTGGCTTGGGTCATAGGTCACCAAGATCGTCAGACCAGGACGTGTCGTCGAAATTTGGCGAGTTCCCCTTGGCCCTTTCTTTCACGTACCAGCCCACCAAGCGATTACACCAGCCTGCGGGTGTGTCTACGGTGTTCTGTTTGGCCACAAACCAGCCGATGAAGCTGCGAATCATCGCGTCCGTGATATCGGTCGGCTTCACGCCAGCGATCTGGGCTTGGGCAATCAGGTAGCGGCTGTCGGGTGTCCAGTCAGCGAACATGGAAAAGCGCTGGCGATCATCGGTGCTCTCGAGGGCCTGCGCGTCCTGCTCGTTGATCAAGTCCGAAAACTCGCGCGGCTGCTGCTGTTCGGTTAATTGATGGTTAAGTGACGTATTGGGTGCAGATTTCGCACCCCGTTCGGTCGAATTCTGCACCCCGTTCTGCTGTGATTTGCACCCCGTGCCGTCATCTGCACCCCGTTCAGTTCGGGGTGCAGGATTTGCACCCCGCTTTATCGGCAAGTCATAGACGACTGGGCGCCGGTCATGACGCTCAATGTACACAGCGGCCAGCGCTTGATTGCCTGGAACGATCAGTTCAGACGCCCGCAACAGCTCGAGTTTGGAGCGAACTGTGCGCTCCGAAAGACCGGTGTCTTCGCTCAGCGTAGTGGCAGAAGGGAACGCCCCGCGTCCGTCAGTACCGGCATAGTTGGCCAGGCAAAGCAGGACGTGCCGGGCGCTGGAATCGGAAAGGGTCACGCGTGGGATCTGTAGCGCCCACGACATTGCTTGAACGCTCACAGTGCTACTCCAATTTTGCCTGTGTTGCCTTGCTCAGGTCTGATGTGCATAATCTGTCTCGTAGTGTTGTGAAGAAGCCGGTCTAGCCACCGGCTTTTTTTTGCCCAAAATTCAGGCGTTGTAGGTGTCCGGCGCATCCGTGGTAGCTTTCTGCTTCCACACAAGAAGGTCACGGAGACCGGACATGACTGATCCAACCGAAAAAATCATCGACAAGCTCAACGGGCAAAAGGGAGAGCTCCTTGCTACCCAGGCGCTGCTATTGGGCGTGCTGAGGTCGCTTCCGCTTGAAGTGCGTGCGGAAGCCATTCGCGAGTTCGATATCGAGATCGCTACTGCAAGATCGACGCTCGCGTATCTGCCAGTCCCAGATGAAGTCATTAACGGTCTCGAGAACTACGTGAAGGCCCTGAATCACATTCGGGTCTCACCAAACCAAGAGTGAGCATTGCTACGTAGAACGCCTTGCGGCTTTGCTCATCTGTCTTGAGCAGAGCCTTCTCCAGATGCTTTTTGCCTGCCATTTCCACTCCCTTCAGATTCACTGTATGAATTAACAGCCCAGCCGCTGTACTACCTGCCCTTCCCGCCTGAGCGGATAATTCGTATCAAGAACTGACCGAACCGCTTTTAAGCCGCTTTCTGCTTAGCCTTCATGACCTTCTTGTGCAGGGTTTCAATTGCCTTCCCGACCTCGTACCTGGTGTCACCACCCTTGGTTATGCGGAAGATCGTTGGCTGGGTGGTTCCGCAATGCTCGGCAATGCGAGCCTGGGTCCAGCCCTGCTCAGTCAGATCGGCCAGCATTTGCGAAATAGTCATCATGCCTCACCAATGCGTTTTGTAATTGGCCATGATAATACGCTACCGAATTAACGCAGGCAATACACTTCGCCCTCCCCTAATACGCTTGGGCGAAGCTATGACGATCGCGGCGCGCCTTCGCGCAAAAATGAACGAAAAGGCTCTGTCAGAAAACGAGCTTGGAAGACGAGCTAGTGTCCCACAGCCCACAATCCACCGAATCCTCCATGGTGATAGCAAGACACCTAGAAAGGCGACTGTCGAAAAACTTGCGCGTTCTCTGGGGGTAACCCCGGAATGGCTGCTGTTTGGCTCTACGCATGGCGACGTTCTACTGAGCCATGCGCCCCAACGTGGCATAAAGGAATATCCCGTTATCAGCTGGATAGCAGCGGGGGCATGGGCGGAGTCGCCGGACGTAGATCAGCTAGGACCTAACACAGAAATGCTCCCTTCAGAGTGCAATGCAGGAGACTGCGGGTATTGGCTTGAGGTCCAAGGTGACTCCATGACGCCCCCGCAGGGCAACGGTTTTACCCAAGGCATGAGGGTGCTTGTGCAGCCAGAGGGATTTGATCTTGTGAGTGGCAAGTATTACATCGCGCTGCTGGCGAGCACTGGCGAAACCACGCTGAAGCAATACGTGAGAGATTCGGGAATAGGTTATCTAAAACCCTTGAATCCAGATTTCAAGATGATCGTCATAGACGATGACGTTCAAATTATTGGTCGAGTTGTGGACATAAAGTATCCAAACTCTTTTCTTTGAAGGATCAAAAATGAATATAAAGGGGCTAGCCGTAGGCATCATTTGTGCGGGCTTGGCGCTCGCTCCAGCCTTGAGCTTGGCACGCACCCAGGGTGAGCAGATATGCGACATCCTCGATGGTTTAGCTGAGACTGCGATGCTCTCTCGCCAAGCAGGAGTACCGATGATTGAGGCTTACCGGAATACCGATAAACTCGACCCAGCCGCCTCAAAATCGGCAAAAATCATTATTGAAGCCGCCTATCGTGTTCCTCGTAGCGAAGGACAGCGGGATCAAACCATGGCAGTGAGCGACTTTCGAACAGAAATGTTCAAGGGCTGCTTAGCCAGCCAAGACGGAGAATAGCTCCTCCCCCTCTCAGAAAAAGCCCCGCCTCGGCGGGTTTTTTTCGTCTCGATAAAAATTAATACGTTTATGAATTGAAAAGGCTTGCACCAGTTAATTCGGTATCGTATTGTTCTACCCATCGAAACGCATCAAAGCGAATCGACACAAGACTGGTGAAGCCGCCAGATAGCACGGGATCAGCGAAGTGATCTCCCAGCCCCGGATAACGGGACCGACTGGACGAAGCTCTTTACAGAGAACGGAATCACCTGTTGGACAGCATCACTGAAGCACCTGGCTTGCCGGGTGCTTTGGGATGACAACCACCGAGTAAAACGTAATGGACACCACCATCGTATGTGGGGCATGGAGAGGCCACCTCGGCCGTGGTCTTGCGCCGCGAGAGTTGCAGTTTTTGTTGTCAGCCGCCCAGGGCTGCACAGCCAAGGAAATCGCCCGCACGTTCGGCATCGCGCCGGGCACGGTCGTTAAGCGTCTGTCGGTCGCCATGTTCAAGCTCGGCGTGAATCGCCAGACAGCGATGATCGCCGAGGCCATGCGCCGACAGATCATTTCCCCGCTCTGCCTGCTGTTCATGTCGGTGATCGTTCTGCACGCGGTGCTGGGCGATGAATCGATGAGGCGCGAGCGCAGAGCCCCCGAGTCACGCCGGGGCGGGTACGAACAGAAGATCAGCCGTAAAGGCTCGGACAAGCTGAGGCCAGTGGCGGCGATCTGCTGAGCAACAATTTACCTGCGCGGTCCTTACGACTGGCCAGCACGAGAAACCTACTGGAGAAACCAAAATGACAGAGGCCCAGTTAGCCGCGTTCAACGAGCTGGCAGCAGCAGCGAAACAAGAAGACGAGGCACAGCGAGCATACGAGCAAGCAAGCACCGCTCTAGAGCTGGCGATCACTGCCCTTGGCGGCGCGCGCACAGAGAGGTCCAGAGCTCAAGAAAAGCTTCTGCAGTCGGCTCGCTCCACAAATGAGAACCCGGCTCGGCATTAAAGCCTGACTCAAGCAATTGGCTGTTGCCTCAACCAGCACTACGTCAGCCTGACGAAAACTGCCCGAACCCTGTCATAGCGCCAGGCTGCATCGGATATCGCTCGGCCCACCGTCGTGACAGCGGGGTGGCCACCTTGTCCCGAGCCAGAGCTGATTTTCGCAGCGGCGTAGACGGGCAACACTCGGAGGGATTCGAGCGATATCCGATGCGGATGAGTACAAACCGTTAAATCGGCCCCCTGCATCACCCTCCCCCAAATCAAAACGACCGCATCGGCAGGTGCCAGGCCAGTCTCACGGCTGGGTTTGGTCACCCGCGCCTGGCATCTGGCCAATGCGGTCAAGGAGCCTCACATGCATCAGACAATCAGCCAGCGTCGTGCAATCCTCGAAGGCCTGCGCCAACGCTGCAACCTTTCCACTGCCGAGTTTTACGACAAGGTCGGCCGCCTGAACCCGGCCACCCTGCCGCGCTTCACGGTGGTACCAAACGGCAATAACGAGTTCGGTATCGTCGAGCGTTCAACAGGTGCTGTGCGCGGTGTGCATCGCGGCCACAGCGCGGCTTGCAAGGCCGCTGAGCAGTTGGAAACGCAACCTGTACGTCAGCCGTCGTTCGCCTCCCACATGCTGCGCTGGACTGCAGCCATCGCCACCGCCTTCGTTCTCTTCGCGCTGTACGGTGCAAGCTGATGATAAGTCCAGAGCTGAGCACGATTCAGCGCAACAAAGAGCGGTCCGCCATCCTCGAGGCTGAAGTGGCTGCATTCCTCAAACGCGGCGGCGTGATCGAAACCAAAAGCGGCTTTCCGTTGAAGCCCAAGCCAAAGGAATACGGCCGGATGAGTGCGCCGGTCGCGCGCCAGCCTTTACCGCGTCGGCGGACTAAAGAAGCACTGCGGGCCGCAGCGCCGAAAGACGTTATCCAAGACCGCTGCAACGCCCGCGCCAAGCAGGTGGAAGTCATCCGCAAGCTTGCCGAGACGATGACGATCACCGATGTCATGCGAAAAACTGACGTGAGCATCTACAGGCTTCGGAAGATGGCCCGCGTGCATGGCTTCGAATACAAGGCGTTCAGCCCGGCGTCGAACCTAATTCCCTATCAGACCGATCCGGTAGCTGACGCATTGAACGTAGTGCGGATCAAAGCCGCCCGCGACCGAGGCATATCGCGGAAGGCCGCCGTCGTCGAACTCGGACTGAGTAACACGATGATCAAGCGGCTGATCCGTGAATTCAACATCGACTACCCGCTGCAAGGGCCAAGCCCTAAATGAGGCGTATACAGTCCCGCGCCAACCATCGCCGCCGCCCTCTTCAACTCAACATCCCACCCAGTGGAATCAAGCCCTCGGAGAAGAACCCATGTCCACCCCTACCGATACAACCGAATTTCTGAACGAGCTGAATGGCGGTGCTTTCGCCAGCCAAATCGGCTACGCAATTTCCGAAGTCGCCTCGGGAGTTGTCGAGCATGGCAAGGCCGGGAAGTTGGTCATCACCCTGGACATGAGCCAGATCGGCGATTCCCACATGGTTAAGATCAAACACAAGCTCGACTACAAAGTGCCCACCAAGCGCGGAACCCGCAGCGAGAACACAGCGCTGGATACCCCGATGAACGTCGGCACCGGCGGCCAAGTAACGCTGTTCGCTGAAGCTCCTCACCCGGGACAGCTATTCGAGCGCGACCAAGCACCGGTCAAGCCTCGCACCTGATCAACCGCAACAACCCTTCCTCACCAAAGAGACCTGACAAATGTCCCTGACGAAAGAAGCTATTCAACTGATCACTGACACCGCGCTGATCGCGGAAGGCAGAGAGCTGAACACCGTCACGCCAACCATCGTGCTGCCCGAAGGCGCAAAGGTCGTGAACCTTGAGCAATTCGGCGCAGGCCGCAGTCGCTTCCGTGGCACGTTCTCCACCAACTCCCTGGCCGACTTCGCCAAATACGTTTCCGACCGCGCAGTCGCCGACGCAAAAGGCTTCATCAATCAGGACGAAATGACCTGTTCGGTGCTGTTCAACCTGGGCAACGAGGAAGTGCCAGGCCACGCAGATGACCGTGCAGTGCTGAAACTTAAGCCCACCGCAGCCTATCAGGCCGTGCAGGCCATCAGTGGCAAGGCCATGTCGCAGAAGGATATGAGCGACTGGATTGAAGACTGGCACAGCACGCTGTCGGCAGTCGGTGATGACCTGCAGAACATCCCACTGGCCAAGGCCATCGCCGCCGTGCGCACGATCACGGTCAAGGCATCGTCGGAAAGCGATCACACCGTCAGCGAGACCCGTGCTAGCCGCAGCGCAATGGATGCTATCGAGGCGACCAGTAAAGAAACGCTGCCCACGTCGCTGATCTTCTCGGCTGTGCCGTTTGAAGGTCTGCAAATGCGCGAAATCATCCTGCGAATCTCGGTCATCACCAGCGGCGCACAGCCGGTGCTGAAACTGCGCTGGGTGGGCGAGGACGTGCAGCGCGAAGATATCGCGCAAGAGTTCAAGTCGGTGCTTGAAGCAAAGGTGGGCGATGCCGCTCAGCTGGCGCTGGGTAGCTTTGCGGCCTGACGCCTGAAACCCGCGCCACGAAATCGGAGTGTCGAATACCGTGGCGCTGGAGTTTCACCGCAAGAGCATGCTGATGAGGCCGCAATTCCAGAATGATGCGAATCGGCTATCGAGGCTCTGCAGCAAAGCTTCTCGTTCTCGAAATACCCCAGGCTAAGGCTTCTTCTAAAGTCTTCAGCTCTGCATCTGGATGGTATTCCTCCATTTTTAGAGCGCCATTTTTATCGTACACGCCGTTAAAGACTTGAATATCTCCAAACTTATTCTTTCGCGCCCGAACATCTATCTCTCGATCATCGCTCACCCATTCACTGTGGTGCAGGAATGGCCCGCTTATCGCTGACCAATGAGTATATGCGTCGGTGTGCTGTTTCATTTTCAGCTCCGGTGATCCGGCGTGATGCCGGTCACTCGTAATACCTCATCCCGAACCAATTTGCCACCACCGGAGACGGAGGGCGGCGCATGCATGGAGATTGCCATGAACAAGTCACCATCCGCAGATAAAAAGCACCGCACGGTGCTGGCGTACTCAGTCGAAACCAATGATCCGGAAGAGTCAACCATTCAGTTCGCTACGTCGAACGCCGCCGCACGCCGACAGGGTGCTGACGAGATAGGCACCGACTTCAGTGGTGTGTCTTGCCGTCGCGCGCAATGGGCCGACCAATACGCTGGCCTGCGTTACATCCCCGCGAAGGCCTACATCGATGCGGGCTGGTGGTTCGATTGCAATCACTGCGGTATCCGCTGCGACAGCAATGCATGCAGGTGGGACGAGGAAACAGATTCTGATATTCCACTGAATCTAGTTTTCGATGGCCGCGTTGTGTACTGCTCAGAAGAGTGCAAGAGCGGGCACGACGCGGAAGTCAGTGCCCGAAACGCAAAGTTTGAGTCGTTCAAGTCCTCTGCCGCAGATGCCCAGCCGGGGATTACCTTCATCGAATTCACTGGCGGCTACCCCTATTGCGCAAACAGTGGGAAATTTACTTTCCCTGGCGCTCAGTACGGCGGATCAGTCAGCGACACGGAAAACAGTATAGAGCTAACTTAGTGGATCTGCGCCGTCGATAAAGTAGCGTGGGACCTCTTCATCTTTGAACAGCGGGCTGCCTAACCATTGCGCTGAAAGCTCTCAACGTTACCCAGCTCTTCGCGGTAGCGCGCTATTGCGATGATCTGTCGAACGACGGCGAGTAGTTCGGCATGGTTTGAGCCTTTGAAGTTTTCTAGAAGCAGATTCAATATCTCGGCTTCTTCCGCGATCGCCTCAAGCGCTTCTGTATCACTTTTTAAAGTCATAACGGTGCCCCGCTAGGGTGGTTGTAAAAATCTTTAATACCTCAATTTTAACGACTGACGCCACCCCTCGGAATCGATTATGAGCCAGCTCCACCAAATACTGGTAGGCGACTGCATCGACATGATGCGCACGCTGCCAGATGAAAGCGTGCATACGTGCGTGACCAGCCCGCCCTACTACGGTCTGCGTGACTATGGCGTAGAAGGCCAGATCGGCCTTGAAGAAACTCCTGCTGAGTTCATCGCCCGCTTGGTCGATGTGTTCCGCGAAGTGCACAGAGTACTCCGAGCTGACGGCACGATCTGGGTAAACATGGGCGACAGCTACGCAGGTAGCTGGGGCGCGCATGGCCGGGGCGATATGGGGGTTGGTGTTTCGACGATCAGCCAGCGCCAGGTCATGGCGAGCCAGCGGAAGTCGAAAGCAACAACACATGCCGAGTACAAGCCGAAAGATCTGATGGGCATGCCCTGGCGCCTGGCCTTCGCGCTGCAGGACGACGGCTGGTATTTGCGGCAGGACATCATATGGCACAAGCCGAACCCTATGCCGGAGTCGACGCGGGACCGCTGCACCAAAGCTCACGAATACCTGTTTCTGCTAAGCAAGTCGCGTCGGTACCACTGCGACATGCAGGCCATCAGAGAGCCGGCAGCATACGGCCCAACACCTTCTGGCGTTGGATTTGGTCACGGATTCGACGTGGTACCGAAACCACGCGTAACTGTGCCGACCGGCTGGGACACGTCAACCGGCGAAGGTGGCCACGGGGCCTTTCACAAGGATGGTGCTGAACGGAAGCGGCGGGACAGCTTCAAGCGTGAAGATTCAAAACGCGAGCAAGCCATTCCCGGCCAGTCAAAAGGCACGCACCGGCCTGACCGGGATGAAAGTACCCACGACACAGCGACGCGCAACAAGCGCAGCGTCTGGACCGTGGCGACCCACGCCTTCAAGGAAGCCCACTTCGCCACCTTCCCGCCCGACCTGATCAGGCCATGCATTCTTGCCGGCGCGCCGCGAGGCGGCGTGGTGCTGGACCCATTCGGCGGCGCCGGTACCACGTCGCTGGTTTCGATGCAGGAAGGTCGCAGGTCAATAATCTGCGAGCTGAACCCAGGGTATGCGGCATTAGCCCGTGCTCGAACCGACGCGGCTTGGGCGGACGGAGCGGCACAAATGGATGTGTTTCATGACGCAGAGCCAGCCGCATGAATCAGACGATTAAGGCTTCTTTGCCCCGACGAGCGTCCACAGATCCTTCAGGGCGCCAACAGCCGCTTGCATGCGCTCCTCATCGCCGGGATAACTCGAAGACCTTATAGAGCTGATCGCTCTTTCAACCAGCGCCTCAGGATGGCAGCCGGATCTGACCTTCATATCTTCGAGTAGCGTTAAAACCAAGTGCTCCAAAGCAATGACCTTCGCTTCTTGTGACATTCGAATCTCCTTTAACCGGCTTCTTGCCGGGCAACCACCAATACCCCACTTCAACGACTCACGCCACCCCGGCGAGGATGAACCATGTCCGAAAAACAGATCGATCCGAAAAAGCTCGAGCGGGCTATCCGCAAGATCAAGCACTGCTTGGCGCTGTCGCAAAGCTCGAACGAAAACGAAGCCGCCACGGCGATGCGCCAGGCTCAGGCGCTGATGCGTGAGTATCACTTGAGCGAGACTGACGTAAAGGTGAGCGACGTCGGCGAGGCTAAATCGTCAATGTCGCGAGCTGCACGCAGACCGTTATGGGATCAACAGCTGAGCGCAGTTGTGGCCAAGGTTTTTAACGTCAAGGCCCTGCGTTTCACCCATTGGTGCGAGACCAAAAAGAACCGCGTCGAGCGTGCCAAGTTTGTGGGAGTGAGCCCTGCACAACACATCGCTCTCTACGCCTACGAAACTCTTCTTTCGAAGCTGACGCAGGCTCGGAACGCATACGTTTCCGGGGTTCGTGCCGGCAAGTTCCGAAGCAACTATTCCGCCCCCACTGCCGGCGATCACTTCGCCATAGCCTGGGTGTTTGCGGTTGAGAGCAAGTTGCAAGAGCTTGTGCCGCGTGGTGAAGACCCAACAACGCCAGAACACCAAAGCGCAGGACAGGGGCTGGTAGCAGTAGAAGCCCAGCACCAAGCGCTGATCGATAGCTACCTCGCAGACAAGCAGATCGGCAAAGCCAGGAAGGTCAGAGAGGCAGAGCTCGACCTCAACGCCCAGATCGCCGGGATGCTGGCGGGCACCAAGGTCGACTTGCATGCAGGCTTGGCCAATGGCGCCGAGCATGCCCACGCCCTATCTGCAAGCGCCTGACCCAAGACTACCCATCACGCAGTTCACGGCGGGCCTCGATAGGCTGACCGCCATTTGGAGCCCTTGCATGATCAATTTCTTGTGGCGACTGCTCGCCAAGCTACTCGCGCGCCCGGCAATCGCTGCCTGGCTCATCACCAGCGCCCAGCGCACCCCATACCTGCACATCCGGTCAGCTGATGGACAAGAGGTGTACATGGGACGCTGGTGGCTGTTCAACGCCTACGACCGGGAAACGCACCTCGGGCGCATACGCTGGTGCGCTTGGTCGATCCGGGTGCACCACATCATGCGGCCCGACGCCGACCGGGACCTGCACGACCATCCGTGGGATGCGCGCACGGTCATCCTGCGCGGCTTCTACAAGGAGCAGCGCCGTTACTTTTGGCCGGCTAGCGATCCTACCGACCTCGACTACTGGCGAGAAGCGGGCGACACCGCACGGCTCAACCACGGCGAATACCACCGCATCGACAAAGTGTCGCCCGGCGGCGTGTACACGCTCTTCATCACCAGCCGCTGGAAAGGCGACTGGGGCTTTCTGGTCAACGGCGTAAAGGTCGCTTGGCGTGAATACACAGGGGAAAAATCATGATCAACGAATGCAAGGCTGTACCTGTCGGCTGTCGCCAGCGTCTCGCCGCCGAAGGAAAGCCATACCCGAGGTCGTCGTGCGCAGCCTGCGGTCAGTTATCTCCTAATTGGCGTGAGTGCGATTCGATGCTGGCCAGGCCCGCCTGTCAACCGTCAGCGCTCGCCCAGCAGGAAGATCAGAATCCCCGAGGCCCGCGTGAACTGTTCCAGAAATGGGCGCTTTCGGTCGAGCACCCCGTTAAGGGCTGGCTCGACGGTCACTGGCTTCGCCGTGGTGATGACCGCGAAGGGTATGCGGACGAATACGTTCAAGGCCTTTGGGTTGCGTTCAAGGCGTTCGGCGCCCGCCCAGCCGATCAGCAGGCCGAGCCGGTGGCGGCTATGTACGAAGACGGCTCAGTCCTAACGAGGGCCGACTGCATCGACGATGAGGTGTTCGCAATCTGCTGCAAGGCGCAGACGCCGCTCTACCGCCACGCCCAGCCCGCCACGGCGAAGGTTGATGAGCGACTGGTTGAGGCGACTGCTTTCGTGCAAAAGCTTCGTGATGCGGCAGCCGGACAGCCGACTGTTGCCAGCGGCTATCTGAGCGACATCTTGGATGTGCTTCGGGGCTGCGACAAGCCGAACAGCGGCCAGGCATGACCAGCAAGCCAATATGCTGGCGTGCAGCGGCCCAGGCAGTGCCGAAACAACCGAGTATCACCGCCGAAAGGCCGATACTTGAACTCATAAAGCGCTTCTCCAAGGGTTTGACAGGGCCTCACTTTTGCCAGGTGCGCCCGAACACCCCGCAGTAACCACCCCCTCTCAATCAATTCAATGTCAGCCGCGTGTGCGGCAAGGACGAAGTCATGCCCGAAAAAAGTTCACCAACTCTAAACAGCGCAGCGCGCGACGTCATAGCTGAGCGCCAGCGGCAAGTATCGGCCGAGGGCTATTCGCTCTATCGCGACGACGCCTACGTTAAAGGCGAGATGGCCGAGGCGGCATCCGTATATTCCAGACTAGCGGGCCAGCCAACAAGCATGAGCTCTGCGTGGCCTTGGGGCCAAGACAAATTCAAGCCCAGTTCTGACCGCCGTCGCGACTTGGTGAAGGCTGGCGCCTTGATTTTGGCCGAGATCGAACGTCTCGACCGCATTCCACTAATTAAGAGCTGGCCCGTTAAGCGTGACGAGAACGGATTTTTCCAGCATCCCGACCTCCCAGACTTCGATGAGGGTGACGGCGACAAGTGCAAAGCCTGGATTGCCGAACAAGGCCTCGAGGTGGTCAAGGACGAACTTGAGTATGCAAGCGACAAAGCTGTTGCTGATCGCTACTTCGAAGCGGGCGACCCTGATTGCAGTTACTGGGAGCCGGATCGCCCTGATGGTGAAGGCTGGTTCTGCCTGGCTATTCATGACACAGACGATGGCCCGGTCTGCTGGTGGGCACGGCGGGTGGTGACGCCATGA